AATTAAAGAAGGGTTAATGTTAAAAAGACCCGAAAAGAAAAAAATAACAGATTATAAACCTTCTTATTATCAAGGTAAATATACAGGAACATTAAGGTATGGGTCTAAAGAAGGTGATAGGCACGGACAATTAGTTAAAATGTTAATTGCTATAAGATTAAGAGGTGAAGATTATGACTATCTTAAAAATGAGGCATTAACTTTTGCAAAATTATGCGACCCGCCCGAAGATGAAACAGAAGTATTATTTCAAGTTAATGATATTTGGAATAGGTATCAACCAAGAGAGGCCAAATGAATTTATTGAGAGATTATCAAAAGAAAGCTATTGAAGATATTAGGTATCATTTTAGAAGGGGTAAAAAAAAGGTTTTATTAGTTGCTCCAACGGGTAGTGGTAAAACTATTATTGCTTGTTCTATGATTGAAGGTGCTAAAAAGAATTATAATTTTAGTTTATTTATAGCACATAGAAGAGAACTTGTTATGCAATGTTCAAATAAATTATCTACTTTTGATTGCCCACATGGAATATTAATGGCGGGTAAATCACCAAATCCTTATGCAGATGTTCAAATAGGGAGTATTCAAACATTTACGGCTAGAGTAGATAGGGATGATTTTATTAAACCAAATGCCCATGTAATATTTTTAGACGAAGCCCATAGATCAACGAGTGATAGTTTTAAAAAGTTATTAGAACAATATCCTGACGCATATGTAATTGGCCTAACGGCTACACCTATTCGTTCTGACGGCAAGGGATTAGGTAATGTTTATGAAGAGTTAGTTGAGGCGGGGTCTATTAAAGAATTAACAGATCAAGGGTATTTAGTTAAGAATAAGATAGTTGCACCAAGTATTCCCGATTTACAAAAAGTTAGAGTGATTGCGGGGGATTATGACAAAAAGCAATTAGAAAACAAAATGAATAAACCAAAATTAGTTGGTGATTTAGTTGCCCATTGGATTAAATATGGTGAGAATAGACCAACAATAGTATTTGGAACAAGTATTAAACATAGTAAGTATATTTGTAATATCTTTAATCATAATGGAATACCCGCAGGGCATATAGACGGGGAAATGCCCGAACTTGAAAGAGAACAAGTATTACAAAAATTACAAGATGACGAAATAAAAGTATTATCTAATTGTATGGTCTTGACGGAAGGATGGGATCAACCTAAAGTTTCGTGTGTTATTATTGCAAGACCAACAAAATCTTATTCAATGTATTTACAGATGATAGGAAGGACTTTAAGGCCATATCCTAACAAAGAAGATACATTAATAATAGATCATAGCGGTTGTGTGTATGAACATGGTTTCCCCGAAGATGTCCCTCAATGGTCTTTGACTACTACTAGCAAAAAAGAAAAAGAAAAAATTACAAAAGAGAAAATTGAAAAACAACCTTTAACTTGTACTCAATGTCATGCAGTTTATAAACCTACTAGGGATGACGCAAGTTGCCCTCAATGTTCTCATGTTCCTACAAAAAAAGAAAGACAAGTTTTAATACAAGAAGGCAGATTAATTTCATTACCTAAAATGAAACCAAACTCAAAAGATAAAGAGAATTTTTATGCCCAATTAATATTTTATGCAAAACAGAAGGGGTATAAAGAGGGGTGGGCTAGTTGGACTTTCAAAAGAAAGTATGGACACTTCCCACATAGTAAAAAAGTTTTTCCTGTATCAACGGGAAAAGATGTCATTAAGTTTATTCAACATTGTAATATTCGTATGGCAAAATCAAAAAATGTTAGGGAGTTAAATATATGAAAAGAAAAGAAAAAGAGTATTTAGTGTGTATAATTGACACTACTTCAAGATATGTAAGAGTAAAAGCAAAAACAAAAAGAGGTGCAGAAAACAAAATCAATAATGGTGATTGGTTTGATGAAGATGTTGAAAAAGAAGATGTAATAGATAGGCAATTAGAGGGAGTTGTAAATGAGTGAAGAGGTATTAGAACAGAAATTACAAAAGATTAGGGAGATTGGCGAAAACCATGCAAAAGCTAAATCTGAATTGTCAAGATTAGAACACGGAAGGAAGATTTTACTAGCGGTGTTGATGAAAAAGTTTATGATTAATTCTAACACGGGCAAATTAGATAGTGTAAATGCCCAAGAACGAGAGGCAAGAGCAAGTGATGAATATAAAGCACATATTGATGAACTTGCAAAAGCAGTAAAGGAAGAGGCCAAATGGAATTGGGAAAAGAAACTTGTAGAAATGAATTTTGAGAAATGGAAAACACAAACAATAAGTCAAATGAAAGAGTACAAAAATTATGGGAACAAAATCTAAAATAAAAGATATTCCATTATATACTTATGATAAGTATGAGTGTTGGTGGTTAGATCATGCAAGTGCTTGTGAGTGGAAGGCAATTAAAGACGCAGAAAAAGATAAGCCCGAAATATGTTTTACTGAAGGTTATCTATTAAAAAAAGATAAAGATTGTCATATCTTTGTTATGTCTTTTTCGGGTGATGAGATAGGTGATGAAATGATTATTGTTAATAAAAATATCTTGTCATTGAGGAAGATAGGAACAAAAACATTTTACGAGAAGGACTTTGTTTATAATGAGTGGAAATAAAAAGAAACACGAACAAGAACACATGAATAAGATTGCAGAATTTGGGTGTATAATTTGTTATAAAATGGGTTTTCCTAAATCCCCGTGTCAATTACACCATATAAAAGATAAAAGAGGACTTTCAAAAAAGTCTTCAAATTATGAGGTGATTGGTTTATGTTATGAACATCATTTAGGCAAAACGGGTTATCACACTTCACCAAAAAAATTTACTGAAAAATGGGGAACACAAAAAGAATTGCTAGAGTTAAATTTAAAATTAGTGCAATGTTGCGGGGGAGAAATATGTCAATAGATTATGATAAGTTTAAAAAAGTTTTTGAAGATGAATACGAAAGACAAAAAATAGATACTTTGTTAAATGTATCGGGATTAGAGGTTATTTCTAAATATGACGAGGAAATGATGAGGTCAAAATTTAGTGCGTATGAGAATAACAGGATGAAAGATTTAATGACAGATAGAGAAAGAGAATTATTTGTTGTTGTTAGGTCAATGGCCAATAAGGAAATAAATTTTTTACTTAATGCCTTATCAAAGCTACTAGCTAAAGATTAGTGTTTTTTATGCGTTGAAAAGACTTTTTTAATTGTCCAAGTTTTAGGGTCAAACTCTACTTTTGAACACCCTAGAAATAGGAAGGGGATTAAACATAAAATACAGATTAGAATTATTCTAAAAAACCTAACTATATATTTATGCCTTATCCCCTTGCCGTATATTATCATTTTATTTTGCTATCATCTTAAATTTAGATAAATCAACATCTAATATACCTAAATTAGTTATCCCAGCTTTTTGAAGGTGATATTTAATAAGACCTAAAATAGCAGGGTCAGAATTAGATATATGCAATGCGTCAATTAGCAATTCTTCTGTTTGTTCTAAATCATTAATTGATTTACCTTTAGCAGATTGATTAAATTGCTTTTCGCACTCGTCATAACATCTTTTTGAAAGATAACTAATAATTTTATCAGTATAATCTCTCTCATCTTCATCAAATTGCTTATCAAAACTTTTTTCCCATTTCCTAATAGTAGAAAACCGATTTACTTTGTCTTTAAGTTTATCAAAGTCTTTTGACATTTGGTTTTTTAACTCTCTCTCAACCTTATCTTTTTCGTCTTTAAACTTCCAATACTCTTTAGCAGAAGTTTGATACTTTTTAAAAAGATTGTCAAGATTTAGTGATTTAAAAAAAGATTTCCATTTCTTATCTTTCATCTTTTGTATATCACTTTCAAAGACCGCCATTAAATCTGATCTTTGATTGTCTATTAGTCTTTTGACTTTAGACCGCCAATGTTCTTTATCTTCCTTTGTCATTGGTCTTGCTTTTGGTTGTTGTACTTGTGTTGATAGTGCAACCATTTTGACCTTCCTTCCTTTATTGTTTATTGTTGTCTTTTAAGTCTATAAAGCGGTCAGTAAGATCATTTATAATATCGTTTAAATCGGTCAATTCATCACCCATTAAACAAAATTTATGATCTTCCTTCCATTTCATAAGACTATTTATAGCATTATCAAGTCCTTCTAACTTTTTTTGCTGATAAATTCTGTCCCTATTAATACTATCTCTTAAATCGTGGCTATCATCTCTTTGTGTCATTTATTCCTCTAATTGTGTTCTTATTTGTTTATCTCTTTCCATATAGTTTTGAACTAAAATATTGTTTATTACTTTTTGTTGTTGTTCATTAGTCCAATTTTTATGAAAAAATACTAATCTTTCGCCAAATTTATTAGGGTCATATATTTTAATATGTTTATCATTTGTGTCATACCTAATATGAAAGCTAAAATCTTTATCAATTAAATCTCTTATTTTTTTATCTGATTTTAAATGTCCTATTAATTGGCCTAATTTGTTTTTTTCACAATAAATAGTCCTTATTTTTTGTTCCCCGTGAGTAAGTGTTATATGTTCTTCTTCAAATATAAAAAAACCAACATTAGAAGGTTTTAAATCTGTCTTATTTTCAAGATAGAAACAAGAAAAGGTTTTACAAGTTAATGGCCTATTATCATAAATAGAACATTTACTTTTTTCTAAATCAATTTTTGAACACCAATTAAAACATTTTTTTTCATAACCGATTTCGTTTATTTCGGGTAATTTACAACACAAAGTACAATTATCACAATTTCTCATATATTATTAATACCCGCAATTTTAAAATCTTCATCTTCAATTACTTCAATATTTGATGTATCTATGCCTTGATCTATCATTAAATTTAATAATAAAGTTTTACAATATTCTAATCCTTTAATATTAGATTTAACTGAATATTTATCTTTTTTATAATATTCAAAATCAACATAACCTTTATTTTTAAGTTTATATAATTCAATTCTAACTCTTAAATCTTGATCTTCCCTTGTTTTGCCTAAATCAATTTCTTCTTCACTATTTACAATTTTGTTTCTAATATCGGAAACAAGCATATTTTTAAAAACCCCGATTGTTTTTCTGTTTTCACATAAGATCGCAAGTATTAAATGGCTTAAATCTTTGTTAAAAGGTTTATTTGTTTTTCTTGCAATTAAATTGATAATAGGGCTTTTATTTTCTTTCATTATATTAGTCCTTCCTTCATTAATAAAAATTTAATTATAAATAGAATAAAAACTGATATTCCTAACCAAAATGAAATTTGTGTGAGAACTAACAAACCAAACATTGCTAGTCCCCAACACAAACCAAAGTAAATTGCTCTTACCATTTACCTTGCTCCCTTAATTCACCTTCAACCCACTCCAATTTGGTCTTATAATCAGCTTTAGCTAAACCAATCGGAATTGGTGCTTTTGCATATTTCCAAAGACACTCAAAATATGATTGACCTTCAAAATCGCCCATTGATGTTTTTAAAACATAATTACCGCCTTGATATTTTAAAAGCATTTTTATTCGGCTAGGGCTAGGGTTATGCTCCCTAGCCACATCAAAATCATTAATACTCATACCCAATCCCCCGCAAGTGCATTTTTTTTAATTATAATGGCATTACCAAGCATAAAGTCAGTTTTGCCAAAATGTTTAGACCATACTATTGTTGCAGTATAATTAATGGCAAAATTTTTTAACTTACCTTCCTCATTAACTATCATGTAATCGCCATTGGTTAAGGTTATGCCTTCAATATAACCCTCAACCCATTTTTGTGCTTCTTTTAAAGTTAGTTTTTTGCAGTCCTCTTTTGTTTCAATCAAAGCAGTTTTCGGAGTACTTTTAATTGAAATTGGAGTATCAAGTAATTTTATTAAATTACCTTCATCAGCAACAACTAAATGATTGTCATTTAACATATTAGACCTTCCTTTTTTTGTGATTGTTTGGGTAATCAATTTGAATAAAATATGGACTATCCGCATATCTATCAAAGTAATTACGATAATGTCTAAAAGCCGTGTATTGAGCATTGAGTATAACAACCTCATCATTATAACACGGCTTTTGAACTAGCTTTGTGCCGTCATCAAAATCTTCCACTAAACCATCAGAAGAAAAGATAACCGCAATTTTACCATTTTGATTATACTTGTTAATAAGACTTGACCATTTTAAATCTAAATAATTTTTAGTATTTTTAGATTTCATATAGTTTGGGTTAAACATTTTATAAGCCCTCTTAACATCACTTTTTTGTTTTTTACTTAACATAAGTTAATAAATATCAAAATATGACAATAGGTGTCAATAAAAAAATTCCTTGATTATGTTCCCCCTTTGTTCTAATATTGGCTTTACTATGAAAGCGGGGAAATTTGACTAAAAACCTTACAGATATGGAAAAATCATTTGTTGAGAACTTTACTTTAACGGGCAATGCGACTGAAAGTGCTAAATTAAGTGGTTATTCTGAAAAAACAGCAAAACAGCAGGGCTACCAATTAAAAGAGAGATTACACTCCGAGATTGACAGGGCTATTAAGGACAAAATGAGGTCAAGTGTACCTATCGCTGTGGAAACACTACAAAAACTTATACAATCCGAAAAAATCCCCCCTTCAACGAGATTACAGGCAGTCAATAGCTTATTAGACCGAACAGGGCTAGGAACTTCCTCAACTACTCACATTGAGGACATTACTCATAAGCGGTCAAGTGAAGATTTAAAAGCTGAATTGAATAATTTACTCCATACTCTATCCATTGTTAAAGTGCCTAATGATGAAGGCAATGACAATGGTAGTAATGGCAATGTTCATTGATCTCACCCCTGTTTGATCGTTCTTCACACACTCACTCACATAGCTAGGGCATTTTGAAATAGCTGTGATATTAAAGACACACTACTATCTAGCTATGAATATGAAGGGACAGAAGGGACAGCAAGGAATAAATAAAGAGTAAATCGTTCTCTTTTTGTTCTCAAACCACCCCCCACCCCCCAAAAAAAAATTTGATCTTTTATTATATGGATTCTTCCACACAGCGGAGGGACTTTTTTAAATATTAACTTTTGTTAATAGGTTGAACATATGTAATTTTTGGCTAATATAGACAAATGCCTACTAATACTTCTCGATATGACCCTATGTGTTTGGAACAATATGAAAAACCCCCAGAATTATTACATTTTCAATGGGAAGGTAAAAAATGCGGGTATAAGGTATATAGATATGCTTTAGTAGATGTAATAGACCATAATAATATTGACCCCGAACATAAAAGAACAAAAGAAGAACAGAATTTAACCCATAAACAAATAAAAGAAAGGTACTTAAAAAATGCGTAAATTTTTACAAATTAATAAACCTAAAACTTTATTACATTTTCAGAAGGGTAATTATATATATAGGTATGTATTAGTAAATAGATATGAATATACTAAAACACATCATAATGGCTTTGATGATAAAGAACATATGACTGAAGCTGAAATTTTTCAATTAATGAATCCCCGCAAATTGCGTAGAAAATATATACACAAGAAATAATATTTGATATACTATTTTAATGGCAAAAGCACCAAAATGGGGAGTAAATACATACGAGAAAAAAACCAAGCCGCAAATAGGAAGGCACAAAAAAAGATTAAACAAACATGAAAAAAGATCGTATAAAAAATATCGAGGACAAGGTAAAGGATGAAGATAAAACCTATGAAAATGAAACTAATAATGATATGGATAAATTTTTGGAGGAAATAGCAAATAATACTCCACACGAAGGACAATTTAATGAAGGTAAATGAATCAACAAATATAGCAATGCCTATAAAAAACCTAATAAGTATTATTGGGGCTGTTGGTATTGGTGTATGGGCATATTTTGGTATTACAGAAAAATTAAACAATCATGCTACTCAATTAGAATTAATGCAAAAAGATTTAGATAAAGCAGTAGAGTTTTCTATAAAATGGCCACGGGGAGAAATGGGATCATTACCCGCAGATGCGGAACAATTTTTGTTGATTGAAGATGCTATAAAAGATATAGAAGATATACAGGAAGAATTAAAAGAAAGTCGTCATAACGCAACTAATATAACTAGATTACAAAAAGATGTAGATAGATTATTAGATGAATTAGAAAAATTAAAGGATAAGGTAAGAGCAAATGGAAATCATAACTAAAGGTGTAATAGCATTATGTATGTTTTATCAAGGTGGTGTTATTGAACACACTTATGTAAAAGATCAAAAAATGAGTACCTGTCTTAAAATGAAAAGAACAGTAGAACGATCTGTAAATCCTCAAAATGTTCGTATGGCTTGTGGCGAAATAGATGCTGTATTAGAAGAATTTATGGGACAAACCAAAATCGTTAAAATCGTAAAAGATAAATACGGCGACTATACTAAATAAGGAGTACATTATGGAGGAACCCCTCTATGAAATCCATAATACTTTTCGAATTGACTAATTTTCGTTGGTTGGGCTTTTTTTTAGCCATGCTGGGGGTATATCTGCTTTCAGACGGCGATTACTTTGGTAATCCAATGGTACAGGCCATAGGATGGGGTAGTGCTTGTCTTTCGGCTTTATTTTGGGTAATAATGGGTGTAAGAGATAAGGATATACCAAGAACCTTAATGGAATTGGTGTATATGATATTAGCATTACGGGCTATTATAAATTGGATTGGTTAAATGGATGAAAAGAATCTAGCACGAGCA